CACAGATGCTGATAAAAAGAGAATAGTTTCAAACTATAATCAAATTCACGATGAATATATTAAATATGTTAATCGACATTCATTCTCAGAGAATTTAATAATAGATTGAGCTATATAATAATTTCCAATGCTAGATGCGGCACTACTTACCTAAATGTATTAATTTATAATTATTTGATTCAATGCGATAATAATGCGGTAAACTTGAATGAAGTATTCCACCGCAACACTAGTATTGATCATCTACAATTAAACAAAAAACAACTTAATGTGGTATCTGCTCAGACGTTAAATCAAACTCCTTCTGATGGCAAAAGTAGTATACGTAACAATCAAACAACTCTTAATATGTTACGAACTGCTACCAATCAATGGATATGTAAAATCCACATGCGACAGCTGTCTACAGTTAACACGTATCAGTTATTTCAACTTATGGACCGTGATGACGTGACTACTATCTTCATGTATCGAGAAGATATTGAGGATACAATTCTTAGTAATATTTTTGCGGTAGCGACCGATACATTCAACACAAGTCACGATATTATTGATGACTATATGTATTATGATTACGCAAATAACATAGATCATACATTAAGACAAAATGATCTATTATTAAATATGTATAACACTTATCCGAATTGGAATTATGTAGTCAAGTATGAAGACCTTACGGAGTCGCATAAGCATAATGGTAAGATGGTAGGTATTAACTTTGATAAATGTACATTATCACTGCCACAAAAAATGAGACTAAAGTCAGACAAAATTAAGGCGATGAGCAATTACAGTGAATTTAAAACAGAGTTTGATACAAAAGTTTCTAATAGTACGTTTACGTTATAGACTGTTGGTATAAATGGTTAAACCTATCACTAACATCAAACAGCGATTGCTTTCTAATTTTATCTTGTTCGAACATTACATCAAAAAATACTCTAAGACCGTCTATATTGCTCGTATGAATAGAGTTTATGTCGGTTAGTGTTGGTGTTAGTATATTGTCTTTTATATGTTCACTAACTTCACTCTTTAATAAATTACTAATAATCAACTTACGATCTTCTAATATATCCAATGGTATTGTATCAATATTTAAAAAGAAGCGATCAGTTGTTAATACAGTGTACATGAATTGCATTCCAAGCGATGTATGCAAATCATCAAATTCATGTATCCAATCTTCAAGTGTCATTAATAACAAATTGGTCATAACAAATGCCGATTTGCCTTTACCTATGTCTAAAATGTTTTCGTGATATGTTCCTATATTATCTTTAATAGCATTCCAGTTTGCTGGGTATCTTTGGTATTCAAAAACAGATCCAGCACCATCTAAGCTAAACATAATCCTAACGTCGTTAAACTCTTCAAGCAATCCAATCCATTTTCTATTTACATTAGTTGCGTTAGTAGTAAATCTAATAATAGTACTTCTATCAACGGCTGATAACATATCAAAAACATTAGGATCAATACTTGGTTCACCACCTAATATTTTAAAATATTTGATATCCATATAGTTAAAGATATCATCATTGATCAATATCGATGCATCTTCATCTGCGCCCCGCATATTATACACAGTGTGTAATACATTATCAAGAGGAATTTTACGCATCTCTTTTGCTATAGAGGTACTTACCGCGGGTCGACAAGTCTTACATTTCAAATTGCAAAGGTTACCAGGGCGAATGTCTAAAAATATAAATTTACCAATTTTAGATAGATATTGCTTTTTTTCTTCGAAACTAGATCCGGAGTTTTGACTCAGTACATCATCGAAATTTTTATAATCGGGATTAGACCCAACCTGTTTTTTCTTGATGCAGACATCACAATATGTTGGATCCAATTTACCTGCTTTTAATGCAGAGGTGCCTTCAATAAATTCTTCAGAATTTAAGTATTCATCAATTGTATCTACACGTAGTCGTTTTGCATTTTCCCAAACACAGCACGGACTAAATTTTTTAGTGTCGGTCACTAACGCCTGCTTAGTAGCTAATGCCATCCACGGAGCCCAACACGCAGGTTCTTGTGTTAGGTTTTCAACCTTTAGATCCTCTGGAAAATTTAGTTTTGGCATAGTTGACTATAGTATAAAATTATTCTGTACTAGTGCTTCAATAACTTCATCAGGCACCTTTCGAACTCCGTATATATTTAGCAATCCATTTTTGTCGATCCACGCACCACCACTTAAATCAATACCGTATATTTTATGTTCAAAAAACATGGTTCTTAAATTTTTGTCAGATGATAAGGATCCCCATACGCCAATTAAAAAGTTCTCTGTATCTACATTTATAAAGTCTTCGGTCATTTCTATCGAATCATGGCACCTAGTCCGGCGTCTGTGATAGCAAATCTAAGTTTGTTGCAACTAGGGTAATCTTTAGCTATCTTAAATCCAATTTGATATTGTGAATCCTCATGCATTGTATTAGTATTGATACTATGCATAACAAGAGCTCTATTCAAATAACGCATTCCTTGATGAGTTAATCCCGCACAGTTGGCCTGATAATAAACAGCAGTTCCAACAGCCATCAATACTATATCTCGGTTCCTCATGGCTTGATCGAGATCAATAATAAAATCATGATTTGATGTACTAGAATGCTGTGCATTGTGGTGCGCCAATGCGTTTGATGAATAACTAGCGATGACCATTGCTGTTAAAAATCCAAGTAACGCAGCTGTTGCACTGTGTGGTAGTTTATATTTCATTTTATTTCCTCTTTTTTATTATTATTTTACTTTATTACTAATTTAATGAATCTGACTGGTCGACACTATTATTAAATAAGAAGTCATCGGTTTCATCAGATACATTGGGGTGTGCTGCACGGAGTCTATTCGCTTGTTTTCTAACCATCGTGCACAACTTATTATATTTGTCCTCTACATCGCTTAATTGTTTTTCTAAATTAATACATTTCATTTCTAACTGGCTTATTCGATCTTCATTCATCTTTCGCCTTAACATCGTCATAATGAGTACCATCATTTCCATTTTGGCCTATGATATCCATACGGTCATCATTCCAATCAGTTGCATCCTCACCATATATCGTGGTGTTTAAACCATGAGCTTGGGCGTGAGTAATTTCTAACTCTTGAAACTTCCTATCATATAACTGTTGCATGCCTAATAGGATATTACATATCTCATCATTGTCCATGTCAGGTCCATCCATTATCTGAACCCAAAGAAAGTTAATATCATCAACTACTTTCCAGCAATCCATGATAGCATCCTCCTCATCAAGTCTATCTCTTTTTACCTTTTCATACCATTTACTAATCATGGTTTACTCATCTCCGATAACATTACAAAGATTATAGCCCCAATCAGACTCCACATTAATGTTACCATCATGTTGCCTCCCATACGTATGCTCCGTAACCTTTACCACTAGAATCACCGGCATTCTCGTTCTCTAACACATCACCATCGTACTCACCATCTGTGATAGTCGAGTCTCCAGTCCAATCAGTTACAGTATAGAATTTCAATTTATCAACATCAAATTTATCAATGTTGATAGTTGAGTCCACAAAGTTTCCTTTTTCAATACTTTCAAATGTAATAATATATTGTGCCTTCGCTAAATCCTTTTCTAAATAATCATCATCAACATGTTCTAAGTTGATAGTAGTGTCATCTAAGTATGGGTACTCTTCGTCCTGGCCTTCATAGATATTAACACCATCTACAGTAATTCCAATTCGATTATTAGACCCAATTCGCCAATACTGATCAATTAAATTACTAGCATCATGCCATGCTAGTTTTTCTTTAGTATCAGGATCTCTTAGAAAATCAGCAGTTGTTGGGATTTCAAAGTCTAATTCTTCTAAATCATCATCCGACCATGCGATCAAATAGACCACCAACTCATCTGTGGATTTATTATCCCAAAAATCAAACGCCTCTTTACTAACTCCAATATGTCCAATTTCATGCCCGATACCATATACCGAGATGTCAACTTCTGCCATTTATTTGCTCCTTTTTATTTAACATATACATATTATACTACAAGACACATTGCTTGTCAACCGGTACATTAAAGTTCCTTGATCCCCAATGTCCAATTCTCGGCCGCATCTTCTACATAGTGTAATGACTTAAACGGGTAGTCTTCCGTTGCTATTCTTTTACCATGTTCATCCTTGAACGTAATAGAAAAGTAAGAATGATCTCCATCCATTTCTGTAATTACTCTATAAATTTTAGCTACACTGCCATCTTCCTTGTAGTACTCACTGATTAATTTTTGATTATTCATTTTCATTCCTCGTTGTTTTTCAATTAAATTCATCTTTATTTCTCCTGTTGTTAAAATTACCACCATAGTGATTTATAGTGTTTAGCAAATAAATCTAAACCTTCTTGTACTTTCTTGTGATGCTCTTCATCGTCTGCTTTATGATTGTCATATTTCTCTTGATCAGTTATCTCAAACTCACAAGGGAAGTATCCATTCTCATTAGCTTCTTCTGATATATGCATTTCAAGATAGTTATCTGGAATCTCTGGAGCATTCTTCTCATCTTCAAAAGCATAAATCATCTTATCGATAATCTCAATCCACTTATTAAAGTACTCATCATCCATCTTATCGTAGTCTGGATTTCGTTTAACACCGTATTCCTCATCTTCAATTAATCCTGGAACTGCATGGGTAGATAATGGATTAGGAAATTCATCTATTACTTGTTGTGGATACCCTGCGACATTTTCACCCATGATAACTTCTTTGAACTTCTTTAATCCTTCTGCTATGATAGGGTTTAGTGTACTGTCAAGGCTCCAAGTGTCTTTGACGTTAAATATTGGTTTTTTGCCCCTTAGTCTCATAATTTATCCCATTCTTTTGTAAATACATCAAAGTCTATAACCGATGCAAGCCCAGTGCCTGCTAGTTGTTCAACAACGTCTCTGATATTCATTCTGATGCCTTCTTTGTCTTTAACACACTTATAAGTACTTCCTGAGTATCCGTGAAATAAGTAATGATCTCCTTCGTCTGCGTAATCTTTAATGCCTGAGTTTATCTTCCATGAATCCCCATCAGCGTAACCACCACTCCAACCAACAAGAACTTTCCATCCTGCTGTAGTATCATTTAAAGGGTCTTTAATCCTAATGATTACCCAGTTGTCGCCTTCAGTTATTTGCATCTATATTTTCTTCTTTCTTCCAGTCACCGCAGGCTTCACCAATGATCTGTACAGCGCCAATCTGCATACACTGATCGTATTCTTCATCAGTGATTTCCCACACTTTAGGTTGCTTTCCTTCTAAGTAATCAGAGACTAACCCCATTTCTCCAGGGTCTGTAATAAGGACGAACTTATCGCCTTGTTTGATTTCCTCAAGCATAGTTTGGAGACCTTTACGGAACAAACGGTGTGCCTCTTGTTCTGTTAGGTCCTCAATAGTGAGTGATAAATTTTGGTTGTCTACTACATTCATCTTTATTTCTCCTTTATCCGAAGTACCACGTTCTCGTCGTACCTAAAAAATTCATCATCATCCAGGCTAATCCATTCTGTCTGCTCGGCATTAGGATTTAGATCCCAAAATTCTACCTCTGCTCCATCTACCCAAGCGTGAGCTATATTCTTCCATAGCTCTACGGATTGTCTAGCAGGTGCCTTCTCTTTTAAGATGGCTATCATTAAGTCATGTATCCTATCTTTGTCGCGCCCTAGTAAGACTAATGGTGTGTCATTGCCAATTATAGCATCAACTGCATCTACTATTTTTACTGCTACTGATTCTTTTTCTTCGTTAACTGTCATTCTTTCTCCAACTGTCATTTCTTCTTCAAGATCATACCAATCCAATTTTCTTCGGCTCATCTTCATTCTCCGTTTAGTATGTTTTAAGGTCATTTAGTAAACACATAAACGCCTTCCCATTTTTCTTTCTTATTGGTTCTTCCGTTTCCAACTCCTGGTCGAGTAGTAAGCATCATCTTTAATGTAGTATTGTACTTAAAACCTACCTTTGTAGCAATCTCTTTCCACCTGTCTACTATTTTAAACTCGTGTTTGCCTATCTTGTAGTCAGCTATGTTAGTAGCAAATATACCGTCACTGTTAAGACCTTTATATATGTTCTGCATAGTTGATGTAGCATAGCCATCGAACCACGCATCCAGTGAGTCGAACTGTACCATGCATTGTGTTGGCTCATCCGAGTACTTCTCTAAGTTGAAGTACGGGGGCGAACTAAATGCAAGGTCTATATCCTCGGGTACATAGTTCTCGCTTACATCACATATCAGTTCATTGTTGCTATTTAAGAACGTGTCTAAGTACTTCAACCGATCATACGTCTCAGTATTTGGGTCAATGCCTACGTAGTTGTAGTTCATGTTACTAGCACTTGTTCCTAATAACCGCCCACCATACCCCATACTGTAGTCATACACTCTGCCCCACATAACCGGACATAGATGCTCAACAATAGCTCTAGCGTTCTGTGCTTTGAAGTTAGTAACAACATTACCGGTTACTAGTTCTAACGCAGTCCTTACTTGTGCAGGGCGTACTACGTTGCCCGTTCTAAACTCAAAGCATATCTTTAACGCCCTTTTTAACTTAGTATCATCATAGAACTTATGTTTAAGACTATTTCCTACTTCGCCCTTTGGCTCTGCTGTCTGCATATTAGTAAAAATGAACCTATTAATCTTCTGACCTGCATTATTACCGATACCGATCCTATCAATATTCACTGCTTGATAACCCCTAGCATGAAATTGTCTGATAGCTTTGTCTAACCCGACCTCAGTGTAGTACGTGATAGGTACTAGGTTTCTCCCCCTATATATATCGAATACTTCTTCAATAGTACCTTTTGGGTCTTTAGCGTACAACTCTTTAGTATAAAGATCTAACTTATCGTGTAAGTCTTCGTACCCGGTAAACTCATCTGAGAATGTTACATCATCTGTAATACCCCAGAACTCGTTAATCTGTTTTATCATTATTCTTTACTTCTGATTCTTTTTCTTCTCTAACTAACATATCAAAATCCTCTGAACTTAACTTCTTTAATTGTATACTTTTTTAAATATCGTAACCCGTCTAAGTGCTCCTTGTGTTGTTCTTTACTCTTGTCAGATCCATGTATGAAATAACTATGAGTAAATTTATCCTGCCAAGTAAGTACTACTTTATATTTTTGCAATTGAGACTCCACCCGTTATTTTTAATATCACTATTATATAATGATTTCCAATATATTAATTCCTTCCTCACATCAGTTAGCTCAGACTTCAGCTCATCAATAATACCGATTAGAAGTTTTTCATTCTCATTCTTTATATTGTCGCCCTTGCTGTTCTGATAACTAGCCCGCGCCTTTATATTATTTACCCTATCAATTTCTATGTCACCTGCATTATCAAGACAGCAATTTGGATAGGCCCTATACAAAGAGTCCATAGTAACAAGTCCTTCATGTGTTTGTAATATTCCTTTATGAATATCACATTGTACATTTTTTCTTGTCAGCCCTAACAGCTTGGCAGCTTGTGATACTGATATTCTAATCACTTAGTATTCGTCATCGACTTCGTGGTCGTCATCGACTTCGTGGGTATCATGCGCATTCAATGCCAATAATCCATAATGGATAATCTTAATAATATCCTGACGATTGTATCCTGCCTTTTTACCATAACGAGCGCCATACTTAATCACATTGCCCAGGTAAAATCCCATAGCATTTCCTGAAGCCTCAATCAAATCATTTGGTTGAACACCATTGTTTCCCGAATAATGAGTATCATATGTATCATCAATATAATCTTTCATTTCTTCTAATAGGATAACTTCGTTATGCTTATAGTCAATAGATTCGTCACCTATCTGAAAATCATATTCACCTGACTCCCATTCAAACAAATCGTTTGAATTCGAGTAGTCTTCAAGTGCGTCATTTAAATCTTTTAATGAGCTTGTAAGTTTTTCTTTTTCTGTATATAATTCCATATCTATTTCCTTGGTTTAATTGGTAACACTGTCTTCCATTATTTCTACAATTTCTTTTGATTGTTCAAGAAATTGGCGAAACTGTGATTCTAATACATCTCTCTGTTTTTCAAGTTCTTTATACTTGCCACTGTAATGTTCCACCGCATCAGTCATTACATAAAATTCACGCTCCCAATCAATTGACTCATCATCTTGGTCATTGATAATTTTATTCAATGCCATACGGTTGTCTTTTAATTCCTGCAATGTCCTTGAAAACGTTGAATGATAATCCATATGTGTCATGTCAATTGTAACCCACTCACCAGTCTTCTGGCTCTTTACATATTTTGTTTGAGTTTCTTCATCACAGTTCATACCAATTGCTCCTTTTATTTAATATACTACTATTATAACATGAGATGCCTTACTTGTCAACCTTTCGTTCAGACAAAAAAAAGACTAACAAAGGAGCAGGATGTTAGTCTTTTTTTAACTTGATAGGGCAGTTATTTCCTGCCATGTATTATGGTTACATCATACCAGGCATACCGCCCATACCACCACCAGCCATTTCAGGCTGTTTATTACCGCACTCCAGTGGAAGTTCAGTAATCATTGCTTCAGTAGTAATCATAAGTCCTGAGATACTAGATGCGTGCTGTAATGCTGCACGAGTCACCTTAGTTGGATCTAAGATACCCATTTCTACCATGTCGCCGTATGTTTCATTACTAGCATTGTAGCCGTAATTGCCTTCACCATTCATTACGTTGTTTAAAACAACAGAAGGTTCGCCACCACCATTAGCTACAATTTGTCTTAAAGGAGCCTCCATTGCACGTTTAGTAATAGAAATACCAACATCTTGGTCAGAATTCTCACCTTTTAGGCCGTCTAACGCCGCAATAGCACGTACTAGCGCAACACCGCCACCAGCAACAATACCTTCCTGTACCGCTGCTCTAGTAGCATGTAAGGCGTCATCAACGCGATCTTTCTTCTCTTTCATTTCAATTTCTGTAGCAGCACCAACTTTAATGACAGCAACGCCACCAGATAGTTTTGCTAACCGCTGTTGTAGATTCTCAATATCATAATCAGAAGTAGTATTTTCAATCTGCTTTCTAATTTGAACAACACGAGCTTCAATAGCTTCTGAATCACCAGCACCATCAACAATTACAGTTAGATCCTTACCAATTTCAATACGTTTACATTCACCTAAGTGTCCGCCATTAACATTTTCTAAAGACAACCCAACATCAGCTGAAATAACAGTACCATCAGTTAGTATAGCTAAATCTTCTAGAATTGATTTACGTCGATCACCAAACCCAGGTGCTTTAACAGCGGCCACTTTAAGAACACCGCGCATATTATTAACTACGAGTCCTGCCAGTGCTTCACCTTCAACATCTTCCGCAACAATAAGTAACGGTCTGCCTGCTTTTTGTACTGCCTCTAGTGTTGGTAATAAATCACGAATATTATTAATCTTACCATCAGTTAATAAGATGTAAGGATTTTCTAAGTCAGCTGTCATTGATTCTTGGTTATTAACAAAGTAAGGAGACAAGTAGCCGCGATCAAACTGCATACCTTCTACTACTTCTAATTCATCATCAAAACCTGTACCTTCAGTAACAGTGATCACGCCAGCTTCGCCAACTCTATCCATTGCTTCGGCGATAATATTACCAACTGTAGAATCTGAGTTAGCTGATATTGTACCTACTTGTGCAACTGACTTTGTGTCGTTACATGGTTGTGACATCTCATGTAATGCGGTCACCGCCGTCCTAGTCGCAATATCAATACCACGCTTCAAGTCCATTGGATTCATGCCAGCAGAAACAGCTTTAACACCTTCAACAATTAATGCTTGTGCCAAAACAGTCGCAGTTGTTGTACCATCACCAGCAATGTCATTGGTTCTAGAGGCAACCTCTTTAACCATCTGTGCACCCATGTTTGCAAACTTATCTTCTAGTTCAATCTCCTGTGCTACAGAAACACCGTCCTTAGTAATGGTGGGACCACCATATAGTTTGTCTAAGATAACATTTCGACCTTTAGGTCCAAGTGTTACTTTTACTGCGTTAGCGAGTGTATTCACTCCGTCTAACATGAGACTACGTGTCACATGTCCAAATTTTACTTCTTTAATCATTTTACTACTCCTTTATTATAGCTACGATATCGTCTTCTGTCATGACGACTAATTTCTCTCCGTTATCTGTTTTAATTTCTTGACCTACATATTGCCCAAAAATTACAGTATCTCCTACACTTACATCTAACGGAATAAGCACACCTTCCGATGTGCGCGTGCCTTTACCTACTGCTAGAATCTCACCCTTGGATGGTTTCTCAGCCGCCCCGCCTGGTATAATTAATCCAGTAGATGTTGTGGTTTCTACTTCTTCTTTTCGTACAATCACTCGATTATACATTGGTCTAATATTCATAAATACTCCTTTATTTTATTATAACTATCAATCTAAATTAAAAAATTCTCTTATCTTGTCCCAGAAACTTTTAGATACTGGTTGAGGCACAACTGTACTAGCCGGCTTCTTCTTAGGTGCTGCCTTCTTAGGCGTAGCTTTTTTAGGTGCTGCCTTCTTAGGCGTAGCTTTTTTAGGTGCTGCCTTCTTTGTTTTAGGTTTGACGGCTGCTTTCAACGTCTCAATTAACGACGTCTTTGTCTTACGAAGATCCAATTCAATACCAATTGTACGTCCATATTCCTCTAATTGCTTCTTCGTCATTTTTTGATAGTTCATTACTATTTCCTTTTTATTGTATTGTACTTCTTATTATAAGCTAGTTTTAGTTTTTTGTCAAGTGTCTAAGTACTTAGAATACCATTTAATTACATCATCTAATTTATCAATAGTAAATGGTCTAAATTCTTGTGGCACCTCGGTTACCTTAATAAACCAATTATCTCTGAAATCATTAACACTCTCCAACAGCGCCTCCTCAGTTACTCCTGAGATCCATTCACTGTGTCCAGCACTAATATTTTCAATTTTCTCATCGTATCGCAATTTAAACTCCGACTCAAGCTTGGTAACCTGTCTCCTATGACCAATCCAAATATATTTCCAATTTTCGGTAATACTTGGACCAAACGCATTTTGGTACGTGCCAATCCTACTAGTCGCATTTGCCAAGCTAGAGATGCCACATTTCCAATGATCACTTTCTAATGGGTTTCTTAAGTAGAAAATATAACCTTGTTTTGACTCAAACTCTGATGTTTCCTTATTCATAAAGCATCGCTCCCTAATCAACCATAAATGTAAACTCTGGACTACCAATATCGTACCGAGAAACATGCTTCACATAGTGACACATCATTCCAGCAGTTACTCTTGCTGGAATACTATCTCGGCCTGCATCGCCATATGCTTCTTCATACTTCTCATTGATCTCTTCATAAGCAATCGCGCTTGGTCCGTACACATCACGCATAGTGTCAGTCATTTCAATATCAAACTCACTGTCCGGCATGCCCCCTTTCTCAATATCAATACTATGTAACATACTAGCATAGCTTCGCATCATCACGCCTTGTACTGATTCATTGGGCCATGTAGCTCTATGCCATTCTAATGATCTACGTAAATACACTCCTTTCATACCACTGCTAGTCTGTAAGTTATACGTGTCGTATAGATTAGAAATATGTGAAATATCTCCAGCCTTCCTCCCCAGCCTAGCTACGTTACATCCAGTACTTGATACAATACTTTGGATTTTAACCGCATCAGGATCATGGCACTCATATGAAATTAAGTGTTCATCCAATCTGCTAACAGATCTTTTATTTGTTTTGTTAATAGTTAGAAACGCTCTACCAGCCAGTAATACTAATTCGTCCATTGCGGTCTGTGAATCATGTAGGTTAGTATCAGCCTCAATATACCAGACTGGAATCTTCTCCCATCCTTGTCGACTGCATACTCGAGTAGTGTGGTGTCCATCCCATAATAAAAATAGTCCAGTGTTTACGTCTTTAATAGCACACGGCACAATAATTTTATGTGGATCAAAATCCTTTTCGATTTTTGATACGTGATTCGGTGCTACATCACGTTGGAAAATAGGATTAATTGCAGTGTCATCAATGTTAACCCATTCAAATTTTGGGATTTGTTGGATGGTTGTTGGATCAATTGTTCTTGATGCTGTATGTTTCTTGGCGTGTTTAGCATTATCTAGGATAGCATTGATGAGTTCATCAACTGCAACATTTGGAATAATGCCGTTATTAAAGTTTTTACTCATTGCTCTTAAGTCAATAGCGTCCATTTCTACATCAAATGGGTGTTTATATTGTTTGACAATATCTTTAACAGCCTTACGCTGTGTTGTATTCATAGCCATGTTAGTTTGCTCCTTCTATGGTTATTAGTTATACTAGTGGACCTGATGACTGTGTATCCGTTTCGAAAGAAGTTACTGAATCCAATCTGAAAGAACGGAATGCTTCTTTTTCAATATCATACGCAACCACCACTTTGTTATTTGGTTTTCTTGTGGCTGTAGTAGTCTTAGGCGTAGTTGC